CTATCAAGAGGACCCAATCGAGTGGGTGAGGCAGAAAGAGTTAGTGCGTGAGAACCAGGCCAAGTACGAGGCTATTCAGAGCGAACAGCAGCGACTTGCAGAAATCTCACGCCAGGAACAGGCGCAGTCTATGCAGGCGTTTCTTGCCACAGAGCAGGAAAGATTGATGGAAGTCCTACCCGAGTGGAAGGACCCAGCGAAGGCCAAGGCAGAGAAGGCGCTACTCATTGAATTCGGGCAGAAAGCCGGATTCCAACCTGATGAACTGAAGAACATTTTTGATCACCGCGTCGTGAACGTGCTGCGTAAAGCGGCGCTGTACGAGCAGATGATGTCCAAGCGGGGCAACATTAAGCCGGTGACCAACAATGGCCCAAGACCAGCCAAGCCAGGAGCAGCGGGTCGAGTCTCCACAACAAGCGAGTCAACGCGTGCAAAACAACGTCTTGCAAAAACTGGCCGCGTCCAAGACGCGGTCTCCGCAATTGAACTTTTATTAAAGTGAGAACATCATGGCAATCGTAACCAATACTTTCACGACCTTTGACGCCAAAGGTATCCGTGAAGACCTGTCCAACATCATCACCAACATCGCTCCCGAAGAAACTCCTTACATGAGCAACATCGGACGCGAGTCGATCAGCAATTCGCTGTTCGAGTGGCAAACCGACACGCTGGCTGCTGCCGCAGCTAACAAGCAGATTGAGGGTGACGACGTCGCCTCTTTTGACGCTGTTACCGCAACCGTTCGCCTGCAAAACTACGCTCAGATTTCGCGCAAGACCATCATCTTGTCCGCGACTGAAGAGGTGGTTAACAAGGCTGGCCGTCGCAGCGAACTGGCTTACCAGATCGCCAAGCGTAGTGCCGAACTGAAACGCGATCAAGAGTTCACCATGCTGAACAACGCGGTGGCCGCAGCCGGTAGCACCAGCACCGCACGCGGTACTGCATCCCTGGGCGCTTTCATCAAGACCAACGTCGATATGCAGACCAACGGCGCGAACCCGTCCTATACGACTCTGCCTAGCAGCGCCCGTACTGACGGTAACGTCCGCACCTTTACTGAAACCATTCTCAAGAATGTGATTCAGCAAGTGTGGACTGCTGGCGGAACTCCAAAGATCCTGATGTGCGGTCCTGTTAACAAGCAGCGCGTATCTGGCTTCTCTGGTATCGCCTCCAGCCGTTTCAACATCAACGGCGGTGACAAGCCTGCGACTCTGGTTGGCGCAGTTGACATCTACGTCAGCGACTTTGGCAATGTCAGCGTTATCGCTAACCGTTTCCAGCGCGAGCGTGATGCTTGGGTCATTGACCCAGACTATGCCAAGATGACTGTGCTGCGCCCTTACCAGCAAGTTGAACTGGCGAAGACCGGCGATGCCGAGAAGCGACTTTTGCTCGTCGAATGGGGACATAAGGTGTTAGCCCAGGATGCCCACGGTTTGGCTGCTGACCTGATTACTTCGTAATCAACTTGAAGGGATCAGGGAAACCTGGTCCCTTTTTTAACGCATGAACAATCAAATATTTGACGAGAACAAGGAAGCGGGTATTACCCGTTTTTGGCATTACAACGATGAAACCGGCCAGGCAACGATTCAGACTCAGCAGGATGTCACAGCAGTTGTTGAAGCAAACAAGGCGGATTTCAATAAGGTAGATGAGCGCGCAAACTGGAAGGGCGAATGGCATCACGTTGCCAGCATTCCGGAGGGCGTTTACTACCAACTCAAGGCCGAGGGCAAGCTGGACGATCAGGCGTACATGAAACGCTGGCTCAATGACCCCGACAACAGATTTTTTAGAACGAGACCTGGACAAGTATGAACAACTACATTGCAGTCTGCACCCCAGCGCGTGACATGGTCCACGCCAATTTCACCTACTGCCTAGTGAATATGGTCTGCTACCACACGCTCAACACGACAGACGCAGTGTCTCTCAAGATCATGCAGGGCACGCTAATCCAAAACCAGCGTGCTGACCTAGCGCTGGATGCGATGGCCGAGGGCTGTAGCCATATTCTGTTCATCGACTCCGATATGACGTTCCCCCAGGACATGGTCGAGCGCCTGCTAAAACATGACCTGGACATCGTGGCGACCAACTGCGCTCGGCGTAGAATTCCAACAGGCCCGACTGCCCAAAAATACGGGCCAGATGGCGAGCGCGAATTGGTCTACACGATGCCCGAATCCACCGGCATCGAGGAAGTTGGCAGCATCGGAATGGGCGTGATGCTCATCAAGCGCAACGTCTTTGAGAAGCTGACAGAGCCGTGGTTCGAGACTCCTTGGCGCACCGATAAGCGCGGCTACATCGGTGAGGACATCTTCTTCTGCCGGAAGGCGCAGGCGGCAGGGTATAAAATCTACATAGACCACGATGTGAGCAAAGAGATCGGCCACATCGGGACGTTTGAATTCAAGCACGACCACACCTGGATGATGCGCGACATCGAGAAGGAAAAGGCAGAGCATGGCACTTAGCACCTACGCTGAACTGAAAGCCTCGGTGGCCGATTGGCTCAACCGTAGCGATCTTACGTCTGCTATCACCGACTTTGTGTCTCTTGCTGAAGCGCAGATGGAGCGCACACTGCGCACCACCCAGATGATTACCCGCGCCACGGCAACCATCGACGCCGAGTACAACGCAACGCCAGGCGACTTCCTTGAGGCTCGGACGTTCAAGATGGACACAAACCCCGTCAGTCCGTTGCAGTTTGAGACCATTGACAGCCTGGATAACTTGCTGACTCAGTACACATCCAGCGGTAAGCCTCTGTTCTTTGGTGTTGTCGGGTCGCAGCTCCGCGTTGTGCCTATCCCTGATTCCAGCTACACGGGTGAACTAATCTACTACAGCAAGCTCGCCAAGCTATCAAACTCCAACACCACCAACTGGCTGCTCACCAAAGCGCCTGATGTCTACCTGTACGGCTCACTGCTCCAGGCAGCGCCATACCTACAGGATGACGCGAGAATCCAAGTGTGGGCTGGCCTGTACCAACGAGGTATTGAGGAACTGCAAATTGCAGACGAGCGCGGCGCTACTACCGGTGGCGTTCTAAAGTCACGCGCCAGGTCTTTCGGTTAAAATTTTCCCAGTTTTGGAGAACAAAATGCAATCAGAGCGTATCAATGGTCAAGATGCTGCAAGCGTAGCAATCTCGCGTCAATCTTCTATGGATGAAGGCATTGGCATCACCGGCTTTTACGAGCTGACTTGCTTCGACAAGGACGGCAATCTGAAGTGGTCACAGCCAATCAAAAACTTGGTGGTGACTGTCGGTAAGAATGACCTGTTGGACAAGTATTTTGCCGGTTCTGCTTACACCGCAGCCTGGTACATTGGCCTGGTTGACGGCGCATCTTCGCCTACCTACGCTGCTGGTGACACCATGTCATCTCACGCTGGCTGGAGCGAGACAGTGCCTTACTCCGATTCGACCCGTCCAGCGGTAGCCTGGAACGCGGCATCCGCTGGTTCCAAGGCGTCCACAGCGACATCGTTCACGATCAACGCTACAGCTACCGTGGCTGGCGCATTCCTGACCACTAGCAGCACTAAATCAGGCACCGCTGGCACTTTGTACTCTGCTGGTAGCTTTACCGGTGGCAACCGTTCTATCGCGTCTGGCGACACGCTGAACGTCACTTACACCGCGTCGGTCTAAGGGGTCAGCTATGGCGTTCAAGACAGGCGACAGCGTGACCATCAAGGGTACATCCATGACCGGCACGATTGTGGTCGGCGCAGTCGTGGATAACGATTCCACCTTGTTGTTCAGAGTTAAATACACAGACCAATCAAACCAGGCACAAGAGCGTTTCTTCAAAGAAGACGAACTTGTTGCAAGCTGACCTATAGGAGTCTTCAATGGCTCTAGTCATAGATGATCGCGTACAGGAAACCACTACCACAACAGGTACTGGAACCTTAACGCTTGCCGGTGCTGTAACCGGCTATCAGTCATTTGCAGCTATTGGTAATGGGAACACCACTTACTACTGCATCACCGACGGCACGAATTGGGAGACCGGGCTAGGAACGTACACCTCTTCCGGAACAACGCTTGCGAGAACAACAGTTCTGGAGTCGAGCAACTCCAACAACTTAGTGAACTTTCCAGCAGGAAGCAAAAACGTCTTTGTGACGTACCCAGCAAGCCAAGCGGTATTGCTGACCGGAACCCAGACACTGACAAACAAGACGCTGACAAGCCCTACCATAACAGGCGCTGTTATGAGTTCAATGGCAAGCAGCGTCATTACAGCAGGAACTGCTGTGTCTGTTAGCGGTACAAGCGTAGGATTTACCAATATTCCGAGCTGGGTAAAACGAATTACATTGCAATTGTATGCAGTGTCAACAGATGGCACATCTGGAAATTTAACTGCGCAGTTTGGGACAGGAGGCACACCGACATACGTTACATCTGGATATAACGGTACGTCATCAATTATTAGGGGGTCAACATCAACTGCAAGCGCAGGCGCTATTAGTTCTGGGTTTGATTTGTTGAGGGGATTGGCTAATACAGCATTTACATCTGGAGCATTTGTTTTTACTTTGGTGGATTCAGCAACAGATAAATGGATTTGTTCTGCGGTAATTGCAAGAAGCGATGAGGCAACTACAATTTTTACCGCAGGGTATATTGATTTGTCTAGTGCTTTAACCGCTGTTAGGCTGACAACTACTACCGGCGTTAATAGTTTTGACTCTGGTTCTTTGAACATCCTGTACGAGTAAGCCATGACTACACCTACACGAATTGAAGTTAACGTCCAGACCGGCGAGGTCAGAGAGATTGAACTGCAAGGCGAAGAACTCGCTGCATACGAAGCTGCGTTGGCTGCCCAAGCTGAAGGCGGCGCTCCACCGGCTGATTAACCATGTTCGGTCTTGCGCCATTCGGCACACCATTTAGCGCACCAGGGAATTCGTACTCTGTTTACGCTATTGCGGGTGGCTACGGCGGCAACTTCTACGGGTACGGTCCGTATGGCGTGAGCATCACTAGCGATTCTTTAATAGGTGGCTTTGGATACGACAAGTCATTGTCTGAGTCAGGGTCCGCGACAGATACCGAATCAGCAACAACAACGCTTGGCCTGACCATATCGGAAAACCTATCAGCGTTTGACGTTCTCACCAACATTGCCACTATGGTGACAAGCATTGCGGAGTCTGGGTCTGCTGCTGACGCAATAGACACCAGCCTGGTGGCAGTGGCCTTTGCTAGCGAGTCTGTAACGGCATCCGACTCACTCAGCAGCACCATCGTCTTCTTGGCGCTTGTCTCTGAAGCTGCAAACGCATCAGACGCGCAAGTCTGCATCTTGACAATACCTGTCCAGGTATCGGAGACACTGAGCGTATCGGACGCGATAACCAATATCCTGCAAGCAGTTGCGGCTGTATCCGAAACGCTGACAGCGTCAGATTCCAGTGTCGGGGCGTTGACCATGTCTGTCGCTGTAGCGGATGCGCTGACGGCATCGGAGTCGCTATTCCCGACGTTCACATATTCGGTATTCAATTCTGAGCCTGTAACTGCGGCTGATTCGTCAACCATGACGGCGACATTCCTAGTGGATGTTGCCGACTCTTTGGCCGCTACAGATGCCTACGCAAACGTCGGTATCTTTGTGGCGAGCATCTCCGAATCAGGATCGGCGTTGGACGATTACCTGTCAGGACTGGAGTTTTTGGCGTCAATTGCCGAGGCCGCAAGCGCACTGGATCTAATCACGCAGCGGCTGAAGTGGGAGCCGGAACCCGCAAATTCAGACACCTGGACCGACTCTGGCACGTCTACCACAACATGGACTACACAGTCCCCGAATTCACGTAGCTGGACTATAATTTCTGACAATACCGACACCTGGACACCAGTAGGCGCAACGTCCAAGGATTGGACAACCCAATGAGGTAAATCATGGCTGATACCACCACCACCAACCTACTCCTTACCAAGCCAGAGGTAGGCGCAAGCACCGACACTTGGGGAACAAAGATCAACACCGACCTCGATTCGGTGGACGCAGTGTTTGCTGCGGCTGGAACCGGAACCAGCGTCGGTTTGAACATTGGCACTGGCAAGAGCCTAAAGTTGGTCGGTGATGTAATTGATACCAATGGCAACGAGTTGCTGAAGGTAACGGCTACAGCGTCTGCTGTAAATGAGGTGACTCTTGCAAATGCAGCTACTGGTGGCGCACCAGCGTTATCTGCTACAGGTGGCGACACAAACATTGGCATTGCACTTACGCCAAAAGGAACTGGTGGTGTTGTATTTCCAGCCGGTGCGGTTGGTACTCCTGCCATCACGACATCAGGCGACACCAACACAGGCATCTTCTTCCCCGCTGCTGACACTATTGCTTTTACTAATGCTGGTGCAGAATCGATGCGTATTGATTCTGGTGGTCATGTTTTTATTAACGCAACATCAGCAGCTAGTTTTTCTGCTGGCGCAAAATTTAGCGTGTTGGGCGTTGATGGAGAATTTGCATCCGTAATTCGCGCGCCAACGACCAGCACTTACAACGTAATTTCTCTTGACAACCCCAATGGTCAGGTGGGGCGTATTCAAACAAGCGCGTCAGCGGCATTGTTTTTAACTACATCGGACTACCGCCTAAAAGAAGATGTCGCACCCATGACGGGCGCATTAGCTAAAGTGGCTGCACTCAAACCTGTAACCTACAAATGGAAGGTAGATGGAACGGCTGGGCAAGGTTTTATTGCCCATGAATTGCAAGAGGTAGTTCCTGATTGCGTAGACGGCGACAAGGACGCTGTAGACGCAAACGGAAATCCGCAGTACCAAGGAGTGGACACCAGCTTCTTAGTCGCAACACTGACCGCAGCCATCCAAGAACAGCAAGCCCTCATCACTTCCCTGACAGCCCGTATCGCGGCGCTGGAGGCATAAATGGAATTCCAGCCATTATTCAATTTCGTGGGTGGAGCAATCCTAGTCGCTGTTGGATGGTGGTGCAAGGAAATATGGAATTCTGTGAAGTCTCTAAAAGAAGACATCCAGGCAATTGAGGTTGACTTGCCAAAGAACTACGTTACCAAGAAAGACATTGAGACTCGGTTCGATAGGATCGACGCAACTCTAGAACGATTGTTCGACCGGCTGGATTCCAAGGTCGATAAGTGATTTCTCTGCTTGCATCAGCGGAAAGCCCGTGGCCTGGCACTGAGACAAAGACGGTTTTGGTTTGTCGTATCCCTAAGAAAGATGAGGACAATATGCTTAGAGCAAATGAATTCATGGACAAAGACGGACGCATCTGCCGCTGGGTAGTTGTGAACAAGAAATGATTGATCCGTTTACGGCCTTTGCTATTGCCCAAGGTGCGGTGGCAGGCATAAAAAAGCGGTAGCCCTTGGTAAAGATATTCACGGCCTATACAAAGAATTCAGCAGTTTCTATCAAGCGGCAGACACGGTACACCTAGCAAGCAGCAAGGCCAGGATTGCGTCAATAGGAAAGACGAATGCACAGATCAGTTCTGAGGCTCTCCAGA